ATACCAAACAATAAAGATTACTCTGACAAACTTGTTGGACAGTTAAAAGGTGAAAAGTCTGCACAACTTGACTTCCCATTAAAAGGTCACGAAACTGGAGAACAGTTTAAAAAGGTTTTAGAAAATCTAGGTAAATCATTTGTACAAAAACCGTACAATCGAATGTCTTCAGTAGAGTGTTTTGAATGTTGGACTGTACACAGCTATGAAGGTGATTATAATCCAATGCACGACCACGGCGTTAGAACTCAATCTGGTTTATCTTGTATTCTATATCTGAAAGTTCCAGACTCTATTAAGAACAAACCAGAGGTAGAAGTTCCAAACTTAAATCACGCATCTGGTGTTATTGATGGTTGGACACAGTTTATATGGGGTGCAAATACAATGAAAGATATCTATCAACTAAGAGAACAAACACAACACGTTGTTAGACCTGTTGAGGGAAAACTGTTGATGTTTCCTTGTTGGTTAAATCATATGGTATGGCCATTTAAGGGTGAGGGTGAAAGAAGAACTTTATCTGCAAACTTTAACATACACGATTCACCAGAGGTAACAAAACAATTCGCAGAGAGATAATATTATGTACAAATTTGATGAAGATAAAATTATGAAAGAAGTAAAAGAACACATTGACAAAACTTATGAAGGTCATTATAATAAAAATAAGTTTCAAGCAACAGAGTTTATTATAGACTCTGGGCATGGAGAAGGTTTCTGTATCGGAAATATTTTGAAGTATGCTCAACGATATGGAAAGAAGAATGGTAAAAATAGAGCAGACTTATTGAAGGTTATACATTATGGTATAATCGCATTACATTTAAATAATGGAGAAAGTGAATGAAGTTAAGTACAAATACAGTGCAAGTTCTAAAGAACTTTGCATCTATAAATCAGAACCTAGTAATACAAGAAGGTAATGAAATCAAAACAATGTCTGCAATGAAGAATATCGTTGCAAAGGCTACAGTAGAAGAAACATTTCCTAAACAAGTTGCAATCTATGACTTGAATGAGTTTCTAGGTTGTTTATCTTTATTTAAAAATCCTATACTTACATTTAACGATACAAGTGTTACAATCACAGAGGAGAATGATGGTAACGGTGATTCGTTAGAATATATGTATAGTGACCCAAGTGTTGTAACAACACCAAGTAAAGATATCACAATGCCTAGTGAGGAAATAAGTTTCACTTTGACTGACGCAATGTTATCAAAGTTATCAAAGTCAGCTGGTATGATTGGAGCTCCAGACTTACTTTTGGAAAACAATAAACTTACTGTAAGAGATAAGAAGAATGACAGTGGTAATTGTTACTCAACAAATGTTGATGCAAAAGGTGATGGAACTTACAAGTTTTATTTTAAGACAGAAAATCTAAAACTGATACCAGGCTCTTATGATGTAACTGTATCTCAAAAAAATATCAGTCATTTTAAGAATGGGAAAACACAATACTGGATTGCACTAGAACCAGAATCAAGTTATTCTGCGTAGGAGTGTAATATGGAAAAGTTTCTCTGGGTGGAGAAGTACCGTCCAACGAATGTTGATGAGTGCATTCTTCCAACTAATCTGAAACAGACTTTTAAAGAGTTTGTTAAACAGAAGACATTACCTAATATGATTTTATCTGGTGGTGCTGGTGTAGGTAAAACTACAGTTGCAAAAGCTATGATAAATGAAATAGGTGCAACATCAATGATGATAAATGGTTCTGAAGAATCTGGTATTGATGTTCTTCGAACAAAGATTAAAAACTTTGCATCAACAAGTTCTCTTGAGGGTGGTAGAAAGTATTTAATCTTAGATGAGTCTGATTATCTTAATCCACAATCAACACAGCCTGCACTTCGTGGTTTTATGGAAGAGTTTCATAAGAACTGTGGATTTATTCTGACTTGTAATTACAAGAACAGATTGATTGAACCTTTGCATTCAAGATGCAGTGGTGTTGATTTTAAGATAACAAACAAAGAAAAACCACAACTTGCAAATGCGTTTTTTAAAAGAGTTAAAGGTATACTAGATGAAGAGTCTATCAAGTATGATGAGAAGGTTGTAGTTGAGTTAATCACTAAATACTTTCCAGACTGGCGAAGAACTCTCAATGAACTACAAAAGTATTCTGCATCTGGACAAATAGATTCTGGAATACTTGTTAATTTATCAGAGGTGAATATCAATGAACTTATGGACGCACTTAAAAACAATGAGTTTACAACTGTTCGTAAATGGATTGTCAATAATTTGGACAATGACCCAAATCGTATGTTTCGTCTTGTTTATGATTCTCTTTACGACTATCTTGATGGTTCTACTATTCCTCATGCTGTTATTATCATTGGGGACTATTCTTACAAGTCAGCCTTCGTTGCTGACCAAGAAATAAATATGTTGGCGTGTATGACCGAACTGATGGGGGCAGTTAAATTCAAATGATAGATATCTTTGACGATACATTAGAACACCATAATGCAGAATTGATAGATATGACTATTCGTAATCTATCTTGGAAGTATGACTATAGTTCAACTGGAGATGGTGTAAACAAACACTGGCACATATTCTGTGGTCACACTCCAGAGGAATGTAAAGAAAATGGTTATGAAACTTTACTATTGATTTGGGACGCAGTGCAACGCAAGTCAAAAGTAAAATTGCAAATGGAGAGAATGTATCTCAATGCACACACACATGGAATAGAACCACACGCACACGTTGATGATGGTGACTTTACAATCATCTACTATCCTAGAATGGACTGGCAAAGACATTTTGGTGGTGGAACAATTATAGGAAATGAGTTAATCGATTACAAAGGTAATAGGTCGATTATGTTCAACGCAAGTTATTTACACCAAGCACAAACTATATCAAGACAGTGTTATAAATTAAGAACTTGTGTTGTATTTAAAACTAAGGATTTAGATAATGTACGAATTGAAACAATACCTCAAAGCAATCAATCAGTCTAAAGAAAAACTGATGGATACCGAAGATGAAGTTTGGGAAAAGAAATATCCAGGCTATATCATAAACAAATGTCTTGCACCATTTGATAAACAAACCTGTCTATTTGTTAATGAAGTTAATCGTAGACCACACTTGGATAACAAGTTACAGTTTGACTTTTTGATAAATAGTTTAAGGAGAATGAATAGATTTACTCCTTGGCTCAAGTCCAAGAAAGTAAATGATATTGAGTATGTGAAAGAGTATTATGGATACAGTAATGAAAAGGCCAAGTCTGCTCTCACCATACTAAGTAATGAACAATTAAAGTATATAAAAAAGAAATTGAATAAAGGTGGAAGACATGGAAAATAGTATTAGTTGGTCACAAGACCAGATGTTAGAAGTTGTTTTGAGAGAACCAGATGACTTTCTAAAGGTAAGAGAAACTCTATCTCGTATCGGTGTTGCGTCCAGAAAAGAAAGAAAGTTGTATCAGTCTTGTCATATATTACACAAACAAGGCAAGTATTACATTGTACACTTCAAAGAACTTTTTGCATTAGACGGTAAAGAAACAAATCTATCAGAAAACGATATTGCAAGAAGAAACACAATCGCAAAATTATTAAACGACTGGAAGTTGGTAGAAGTAAAAGGAAGTATGGAGCCTGCAGCTCCTTTGAGTCAAATTAAGATTTTGTCTTTCAAAGATAAGGACGACTGGACTTTAGAAACAAAATATAATATTGGCAAAAAGAAAGAGGAGTAGTCTGTGGAAAAGTTCTCTGATTTTATTTCAGAACAAAAGAATGAACAACCTTACGATTTACTTGTTGTGTCACATGATGGCATAGATGATGTAAATGAAACAGGCCCACTTATAAAAAACACTGGGAAGAAAATGGGACTGAATGTTTTTCTTGCAGAGATGATGGGTGCGTACACAGAAGATACATCTAGTGGAAAACTTTTTTACTCATTTAGAGTTGATGATAAAGGAGTTGCACATCTACCCTCAAGTAAAGAGCAATTAGATTATGAAAAACCTTTTAAAATTAATCCAGAAAAAACTTTAATTATGATGAGAGGTTTACACCCAAAGTATGGTTGTAAGTCTTGGGAGGTCATGTCAAAGAATTTAGAACACGAGGGATATAAATTAGTAAACTCGGTAAAGTGTAATGAGATATGTAACAATAAATGGCACAATCATAAAATATTTGAAAGAGAGAATATCAAAATAAGAGCATTTTTTGCTCCCAATCATACTTAT